TACCACTCTAAGGAGTGGTCAATAAATTTTGAATCGTAACCCCGACATTTCCACCATTTCTGATTACGCTTCTTTCTCTATCCCGCCCGAGTTCATGGGCTGGCATAATGCCTATCAAGCGATCAAGTACCATGGACAAAGCGCTTATGACCGCCACCGCCATCAACGTGCTGAATTGTTGGCACTCGTTCCGCAGCTGGAAGACGCTGAAGAGAAACGAGCTGTCGACATTCGGTGGTCTCTTGCAACTGCGTTGCATTGGGATCTCTCCCAACGTTTCGGCCGCGCTTCTGTCCATTCTAACATTGATTTCGCACACGCCCTGATTGAACTCAGGCGGGCTTGTGGCATTGCTCTCGGAACCGCTTCCCATCGTTCGGAAGCACGGCTCTCGCCGGCAGCGATTCTTCAAACCTGTCAACTTGATGCAGCGCGCAACTTTGCCGCTCTTCAACCTTCTTCTGAATGGCATTCCTGGACTCCAGAACGTGAACTAGCGCAGATCCTTTGGTTTGCTGAGGCGTCTACAACGCAGCTGCTCACCGTGACCGACGCTCTTCGTGGTGTCAATCTTGACCCGGGTTTTCTTGCGCTTCAATTTTTCGCATGCAGCAATTTTCTCGACACAAAACCATTCAATGTTGAATGCTCGACTCATTTTTCCGACGTCGAATCTTTTGTTGCACCCACGTTTGACTTTGATCTGCATGCCCTTGCTTCTTGTGAATTCTTGGCTTTCGTTGGTTATCAATTCGAGCGGATCTCGGTTGAACCCTTTTCTCTCGGCCCTCTCGAAACTGTCACCATCACTTACACGACTCGCAACGCACGCGAGAGACGCGCACTCCTTTTTTATGCCAAGCGCAGCGCCCCTGATCTCGCATACCCGGATATTAAAGCTGTCGATTTCGACGTGCTTTTCAATGAGATCATCCGCGCTAATGGTGTCACGATCAATGCCCCACCTGCGCGTCGCGTTGGTGGACCCGGTGACTGCTGGAAAGCTTTGCCGACGATAAAGGAGCCGTCTGATTGGGAGATGACCACCACTGAACTCGTCGAACGCATTGTCTATTTCGTTAATATGTGTGACGAAAGTCTTTCAGACTACTTGGTGTTCTGGTCACGCCAGGCGGATCTTGACTTCCACGTTGTCGCGTGTTCTCGGAAAACTCGATCCGATTGCCCCTGTTTCCAGAAAGGCCTCCCGAGACACGCGCGTGATTCTTGCCCGTTCACTGGTCTCGACGATTTCGTCAAGACGCTGCGTGAATGTGAGCCCGGTCAAATCTTTCTAGTTGGCCATGAATCTGAACGCGCTTACATTACAAGCATTGCTGCGGACCCTATAGGTGCACTTGCTCTGTCGGCTGAAGGTTTGCGTGCTGGCGCTGCCGCTCTCGTCAAGCATGTTGCGGCCGAAATACCTGAACGACCCGTCCACGCTTTGTCACTCGATCCGCTTCCGATTGGTTCACCGCCTGTTGACGTTTCGCATCCGCCTTGGTCAATTGATTTCTCCTTATTGCCAGATTGGTTGCCTTTTCACCCGGAACTTGCATCGGTCTTTGAATACTTGTCACGTGTGCTGCCGTCGTTGGCAAATCAGGCAACGGGCTTGGCGTTTGAACTCGGCAACATTGCCGCGCACATCGCGAGTGGTGCTCTTTGGGCGCATTCGTTGCTTCGTATTTTCTTCGTGCTGAATCAGCACCACGACGATCGACATGATAATCGCACTAAGTACATCGCATCTCCTAAAGTCATCGACCACATTGACGATGTGGTTTTCGAAGACGCTGCTCTGCGTGTTGCGCTCAACGCACCGATGGTTCCGCGCGGTCGTGACCGCATTGGTTTGACGTCTTGGCACATTACGGCGCAGAAACTCTTGCGCGTTGAAGAGCAAGGGCGCGTTAACGGCGCCATCGCTAATTCTGCCGTGGCAATTGCGGAACGCAACCTCAATTTTGAGGACGCTCCTTACTTGCACCTGCCAAGCAATGTCTCTGAATCTGTTTTCCGACAATTTGGTGAAGCCTTCCCTGCTTTGGCTGTCACTCGTGCACGCTTCACTCACCCGCATGGCGCTGCTGCCTCGGCACGCTTCGCGATGCATGCGCTTATTTCAGCAAAGTTGGCTCGCGATTGTGCACCCGTTTTCGGTGTCGGTCTGTCCCCCGTCCAAGTCTCACGCATCAATGATGTCGTTCACAACGTCGCGCCCATTCTCTCCGGTCGCGACTATTTTCGACATGATCTTTCTCCATCGCAGGTCGTTCGCGATTTCGCGAACGTTGTCCGCTGCCCGTCCAAGCTGGAGGATTGTCGTCATGGTTTTGACAAAGTGCCTGTGTTCGTTGCGATGTTCTCGACGCATGACATAGCCTTCTCTGATTTTGTCTCCGCCATGGCTTCGCGCGGTTCTCACACTGCATACGTCGCGATGCATCTGCCAATCCCTTTGTTGGATCGACGTCTTGACGAGTACTACGATGACTGCCTGGACATGCATTATCAAGTTATCGATGGTAATGTGCAGGTCACTTTCGGTGGTGGTCTTTCTGCTGGTTACGCCCATGATATGTCGAAACTCCTCACATGGCTGATGCCCCGTGCAATTTTGCCCGGGTATCATGTTCAGGTTGAGGAGCTTTCTCACGTCGGCTCATGCTTTCTTCTCGAGGTCAACGTTTCTCCCGGTTTCCAAGAGGCCACACCCACTTCATGGTGTCTTGGTGAACCTTTCCTCTTGTTGCCGACATTGCGCTCTTCATTCGCACGCACCGATAATGACCATTTTTTCACTGTGCCTATGCGCCGTTGGCGGGCCTTGGTTTCTTTTGCCGCAACTTTGCGGTATGAGGATTTGACGTTTCAGATCATGGCGCAGAAACTTCGCGGTCTTCTTGGTGAAGTACGAATTGGTGAACAGGTGATCGAAGAACGTTGGGACGTTGACACGACGCAGTTTTACAGCCTTGTGGCACACGCACTCATCCATCATTCGCGTGCCAGTTTTGACTACGATAATTGCATGCGTCAATTGGTTACGTTTGAACGTGAACGCCGCGCACGCCAAGGCAATTTCACCCAACGCGCGTATCAGTATGTGGCCGACGTTTTTTCCGGTCAAATTAACCGCAAATACGGACCACTGGACAAACGGGCTCGTGCCAAGCTTTACGATTTCCTTTTCATGACACATGCGGATGGTGATACGGACTATGATCCTTATGTCCCGCGCCATCGATGGGACATCAGCACTGCCAATTTACGACCGTTGCCCGCGGAATTGTGCGCCAAGTTCACGGTCGCAACTGCGAAGGTTGCCGCTCATGGTGCGCGCCGACTCGTTGGTGTTGCTGGTCCTGTCGCTGCAAATCTGGGTGCCACTGTCGTTCATGCTGCCTCTGACGCTCTCAACAATGTTGTTGAAACTCTCGCCCATGTTTGCGACCCACCGCCCGTCATCAATCTCACGCCGCATTTTGCACCCCAAGTTGTGCCGACGCCGTGGGGGCGTGATCGCGAAGATATCGAAGTGCTCGCTGAACGTCACGTTCTCGATGATTTCGATTTGGTTTATTGCGTGCCACCGCCACCGCGTGATCTTGAACGCGAAACTGCCTTGATTCTCCGTTACATTGAAATCGACGATTCTGATCAACCACCCATTCCGGTCGCTCCGTTCTTCAATTTCAATTTCCCATCCCACGGGGTTCAACGTGACGATGCGGCACGAGTTGCCCTCGCAGAGTTGGAGGATGAACTGGAGTACGTTGATTTTGGTATTGCACCTGTTGTGCGGCCTGCCCAAGCTGCCGATCACGCTCAAGCTTTTGCTCAGGTCGAACGCGAAGTCGATCAAGCGAGTATTCGTTCTGTTGTTTCTGACGTTCGCACTATCGAGGTTTTATCCAACGCACCGTCCCGCGCCGCTACACCACCGCCTGCCGCCATACCGCCACTTGACATCCCTGTTTATGCTGGTGTGCGTCCCCCCTTTTTTAATGTGGATGCCGCACCTGCCTGCTCTCTGCTGAACGTCAATGTCCCTGATCACCTTATCACCGATGTTCCTCTCAATTTTGAGGGTGATTGTTGGCCGCCTCCGGCCGCTCGGACTAGAGGTGCCGATGCATTTTTCGATCAATTTGCAAATGAGGGGGCGTTCCGCGCCGCGCACGATCTGGGCGGTGGCCGTTTCTTGACTTGCCTCCCTGATCGTGGTTTGTTTCAGCTGCTCGACATCGCTCTGTATCCCACTGTGACGCGTGTTATGCCTCGTCCAGGCTCCTTTAATGTGCCGCGCGGTGATAACGACCTTGACAGGCATTTGCGCAATTTCTTTGAATCGCGGTTGGTCCGGGGTCCTGCTCGTTGGCCTCAGCTCGTATTGTCTGGTGTGGCTTCTTCTGCTAAATCAACTTTGCTTCGGCAGTATTTTGTTCAACGTGACATGCAGCAAGTTCTCGTCGTCGTGCCGTCCAACGCTTTGGCTGCGGAATGGCGACAACTAGCTGACCAGCGTTTTACCGTGGTCACGCAACATTGCGTACCACGCTATACGTATAGATATCAATACGTCGTTGTTGATGAAGCTTTTGCGATGGACATGCAGACTTTGGTGGCTTGGAGCTGTATCGCACATTGGTTTAACGCAAAGCTTATCTTACTTGGCGACCATACGCAACGTGTTAGCGAAGACGGTCTTCCTCACGTGACTCATGAGCTTTTCGTCTCGCGTAGATTTCACATGCCGGTTGCCAATGCAGTGCCTCATGACGCGTTCTCGATTTATCACAGCCTTTTGCCGTTTGACGCTTTCCGCGCCTTCGCTCAAACACGTTCCCCCAGGCCGCGGTCAATTGTGTTTGTACCACGTGCCGACTGCGCTGGTGCATTCCCACTTGCTGACATGTATCTTAAGGCACATCTGCATCAGGCGCTTAGTTTCCGTGGGCAAGATGCAATCACAATCGGTAGTTCTCAGGGTATGCGTGCTGCCAGCGTTGTTCTTGCCGGTGACGTGTCAAATGCTCAAGCTATGTGGTATTTCAATCGTCCTGGCGCCCGCATCGTGGCTTTGACGCGCGCAACCACCGTCACATTCGTTTTTGGCGATCATGTTCTCAGGGATGCTTTTGTTGGTGGTGGCGACTGGGATCACATTCCCTATGTTGGCGCACTTGCCGC